TGGGATTATGCAGGCATCAATGCCTTCTCCAGGGATCGAGATGCGGCCCTTGCCATGCACCCCACTGTCAAACCTGTGGCCATGGTTGCGGACGCCATACTGGATGTAACATCGCGTCAGGGCCTTGTCCTGGACCCCTTCTCCGGCTCTGGCACAACGATCATGGCCGGTGAACAAACCGGCAGGCGCGTTGCAGCACTAGAACTCGACCCTCACTATGTGGACGTCGCCATTCGCCGGTTTGAACAGACCACAGACGTAAAGGCTGTTCTGACTGAGACCGGCGAAACCTTCGCTGAAACGGCCACTCGCCGTGCACAGGAACCTGTTACGGAAGGAGTAGTGTAATGTCAGAGAACAAAAAATATGATGTAGGTTATGGCAGGCCGCCCAAAGCGACGCAGTTCAAAAAAGGCCAATCGGGCAATCCAAAGGGCCGACGCAAGGGATCAAACAATCTTTCCACGGATGTGAAGGCAATGCTCAAATCGTCTGTCGCTGTCAATGAAGGCGGCAAGCGCAAAAAAATATCAACCCAACAGGCTATGCTGCTGCGTTTAAAAGAGGGTGCGCTACAAGGCGATGCGAAGTCTATCGATCGCTTGGTGGCTCTCGCTAGCGCTCACAATAATGAGGTGCTTCAAAACGACAATGCTAACGCCTTACCAATAGAAGACGAGGCAGTCCTGGCCGCCTATATAAAACGCAATACACCAGATGACGATAGCGATGGAGGCGATCATGATTGATCCAAAACGCGCCCTTGAGGCTGCCCTGCGCCAAGACCTGTCCGCCTTCACTCACCGGGCTTTTTTAACCGTCGCCCCCGGAACAGACTATCTTCACAACTGGCATATTGATGCGATCACCCATGAGCTTTGTCTATGCCGCAACGGTGCCAGCAAACGCTTGCTGATTACCCAGCCGCCGCGCTCGCTCAAATCAATTTGCACATCAGTTGCCTATGTCGCCTGGCTTCTTGGCCATGATCCAACCCTGAAAGTCATTTGTGTGTCTTACAGTCAGGATCTGGCACTGGAATTATCTCGGCAATTCCGTCTGGTTGTTGAAAGCGGGTGGTATCAAGGTCTCTTTCCAAAGATGCGTCTTAAAAAATCCTCTGGCGCCGAATTTGTTACAACCATGGGTGGCGGACGTGTCGCAACTTCTATCGGGGGGACACTGACGGGGCGCGGCGCTGATTATATTATCATCGACGATCCCTTAAAAGCCGAAGACGCTTTATCTGAGCCAGCACGCAACACCGTTATCAACTGGTATTGCGGCACTCTGCTGACAAGGCTCAACAATCAGCGCACCGGTCGGATTATTCTGGTTATGCAGCGCCTTCATGAAGAAGACCTTGTGGGCTACATCACCGCTTCCGGTGAAGACTGGCGGCATTTAAACCTGCCCGCCATTGCTGATGAGGACGAGCGCATCGCGATTGGCCAAAGCCGGTACCATGAACGCAAGAAAGGAACTCCCATTCATGGTGCGCGAGAGCCTCTATCCGTCCTGAAGCGACTGCAAAAAGATCTCGGCTCTATGAAATTCTCAAGTCAGTACCAGCAAAGCCCCGTGCCCGCAGAAGGCAATATCATCAAACGCGACTGGTTTAAAACATACAGTGAGCTCCCCAGCGGCGGGCAAATCATACAAAGCTGGGACCTTGCAACATCAACCAATAATAAGGCCGATTATTCAGTTTGCGTTACTGCGCTCATCAAAAACAAGAAATTTTATATCATAGATGTCTGGCGTGAGCGTCTTGCCTATCCTGATCTTAGAAGGAAAATCATCACCCACGCCATTCATCATAATGCTGATAATGTCTTACTAGAGAAAGCAGGCCCCGGTGAAGCGATGGTCGCAGATTTACGCCGTAACAAAACTCCTGGATTCCCGACACCCATCGGGATCAAGGTGAAGGAGGATAAGGCTGTGCGCCTGGAAACCGCCTCACCGGTTATTGAGCGCGGTGATGTCCTCATACCGCAGGACGCATCCTGGCTCAGCACCTTCCTCAACGAGCTTCTCGCCTTCCCCAATGGCCGTAATGACGATCAGGCCGACGCATTCTCGCAGCTCATCAATTGGCAAATAAAACACAACCGTCGTAACACCGCACGAGCCGGTATGCCCGCAATTTTGATTCAAGCCTGAACAATGAAAACAGCTCAGACAATAACAATTACATCGACCAGAAAGGTTTATTGAATACGGTATTTATCCGCCTAAAACCAAACTCCGAAAACCTCACTGGAGTTGACAATAACATAAAGCCTCAGCAAATTTCTCGAAGGGACAACCATGCCACAATATATCACCTGATAACCAAAGCCCTCAAAATCAATACTAATTCATCCATTTTAATTAATTGATTACTGCTTATAACGATCTGTATATGTATTATGTATACCGTATACATATTATATACATCGTACACTGATTTAATATATCGTGCACGTAATAACTATATCACATAAATACCCAGCTAAACAAAACAAAGAAGACAATAACCATGCTCAATTCGATAACCGAGTTAGGTCATCAATGAGTGATTTCAACAATGCGCCTTCAATTGTATGCGGGTAGATAGCACCGGATACATCCGCCAGCAACTTGGCCTTAGATAAAACCTCGGTAATATCACTAGCAGAACTATGGGCTATCTTCCAATTAAGATCTTCAATATGGGCAAGGAGCTGCCCTTGTGTGGAGTCGCAAGCTCCTCGTTCATCAAGGCGGTTCATTAACCGTTCACGATTCTGAACGAGTTCCGCGATAGTTTTGTCATCTTCCGGCAAGCATTAACCCTTACTTCACTTAATGTCACATGTACCGCTCTGAACGTCGTCGAAGTCAAGTCATATTTATCCGTCTAGTGACCAATTTCTACTGGACTTCTGACCTCTTTCGAGCGGTAGTGTGTAGACTGATTTGTTTTTTTTGCACAGCAACATGGGAGGTATATGATGACCACGATGGATGAAATAGCCCGTATTGAACGAATGTCGAAAGCAGAACTTCGTAAGGCATGGCACCGACAACATGAGCGGGATCCACCACCATGTCTTTCCGCAAAACTAATCCGCAGCGGATTGATGTTTGATGCACAAGCTGCGCGTTCTGGTGGCATATCTTTACGAATACGCCGCAAGCTGGCGAGGATCGCCTCTAAACTGGAGTGCGATAAAACGAGCCCCGTTCTTGATACCCAAGCCTTGACCCCCGGCACGCGGCTGATTCGGGAGTGGCGCGGCACAAAACACAATGTGGAGGTCTTAAGTGATGGCTTTGCCTATGGCGGCGCCATTTATGGCAGCCTTTCAGAGATTGCACGGGTCATCACCGGCGCACATTGGTCTGGGCCGCGCTTCTTTGGCCTGAAAAACAGGCGCAAAGCGTTATGACCAAGAAGATCATTCGTTGCGCCATCTATACCCGTAAATCAACCGAAGATGGCCTCGATCAGGATTTTAACTCTCTCGATGCACAACGGGAAGCTTGCGAGGCCTATATCAAAAGTCAGCAAGCAGAAGGCTGGATGAGCGTAGAAGAACATTTTGATGATGGCGGCTTCTCAGGCGGGGACATGAACCGCCCGGCTTTAAAGAAGCTGATGAGGCTGGTCGAAGAACAACGTATCAACACCATCGTTGTTTACAAAATTGACAGGCTGACCCGTTCCCTTGCGGACTTTGCCAGGCTTGTTGAAGTATTGGATAAGAACGGCGCATCGTTCGTTTCCGTAACACAGCAATTTAATACAACAAGCTCCATGGGGCGATTGACATTGAACGTACTCCTTTCGTTTGCACAGTTTGAACGTGAAGTTACATCAGAGCGCATCCGCGACAAAGTTGCCGCCTCAAAACGGCGCGGCATGTGGATGGGTGGTTACCCGCCGCTCGGCTACGATATCATGAACCGGCGCCTGGTGATCAACCAGGAGGAAGCTGAGTCGGTCAACAAGATATTTAAGCTGGCTCTTAAAGTGTCTTCTATGACGGAACTACGGGATCAGCTGGCCCGTGAAGGTATCTGCACAAAACAATGGAAAACACAAAAAGGAAAACTAAGCGGTGGCAGCCTCTTTAGCCTGACAACTCTCAATCGACTTTTGCGTAACCCGATCTATCTTGGAAAAATTCACCAAGATAATGTTCTGCACGACGGTGACCATGATGCCATCATCAAGGAAAGCCTTTGGCAAGCAGTTCAAGATAAACTAGCAGAACAAGGTCAATTGCGACGCTCCAGGAAAAATACTAAGTCGAATACCCTTCTCTCTGGCCTTCTTTACGATGATGTTGGCAACCGAATGGTTCCAAGCCATGCTCAACGGGGTAAAACCCGTCATCATTACTATGTCAGTACACCGCTAATTCGCGGAAACAAAAAGCAGGTAGGATCCATCAGCAGAGTGAGCGCCCCTAAACTGGACGGGGCAATCATCAAGGCGATAGAGGAAGCAAAAATTGCTCCATCCAGCGCTGATGCAGCGAAAATAATATCTACAATACAAAAGATCACGCTCCACCATGATGAGGTTGAAATCCAGTTGAATGAAAAGGCAAGCAATCAACTGATCCGTACCCCCAACACACTAAAATCCGCAAAAAGTGACACGCGTATCATTGAAAGGTCCGGCGCCAATCATAGGAGCGAACCTCTCATCAAAGCTGTTGCACTGGGAACTCACTGGCGAACGAAACTGGAAGCTGGCGAGTATCAATCGGTCATTGCTCTTGGAAAATCCGAAGGCTATTCCGAACGCTATGTCTGGAAGACCCTCCGGCTTGCTTATCTCGCCCCCGATATCGTCGAGGCTATTTTTGAGGGCCGCCAGCCTGCCCATCTCAATCTGCGCAAGCTAAACGGCATCGCCTTCACCGGAGACTGGCGTTCACAACGCCGTGCACTCGGATTTGAAACCTCAGCCTGACCGGTCTCCGCCCATTTTCCTGAACCACCCAAATGCTGCCAGAGACTTCCGGTCTGACGACCCGGAAATCGGCAAATCCCGAGTGTCTCTGGGGCAGTAAATTGCCCACATAGGCTAGACAATCCATTGAATTTTCTATGCTTTTCAGAAATCTAGAGCAGAAAATCACGTTCGATCAGGAAACCTGGCGGACAGAGCGGGATTCGAACCCGCGGGACGCGTGAACGCCCACACGCTTTCCAAGCGTGCGCCTTAAGCCACTCGGCCACCTGTCCTTTTTCATGCCCTCATAAGGCCCAATCGGCCAAGAAAATAAGGCGTGAGCGCGCGACTATAGCCGCACAAGAGCAACAAACAAGACCTAAAATCATGAAACGAGGCATGTAACCGATAGTCATCCATTCTTTTGGCTGGATTTGAAGAGCATTTGCGCTAAGATTAATCTCCTATGTGATGAGAAGGAACTTGCTGTGAATTTATTTCGATTTATTGCTTGGTTTTTTGTGGCGCTTGCCATTGGTCTGCTTGGGGCTGACAGTATTGAATCTCTTGAGCAAGGCGAGCCGGTCGTGCGCAGCACCGCAGAGATTTTAGCGCTTCTTGGCATAGATGGCTTAGGTGTTGCTTCCGTCGCCCCTGGTGGACTACGTCAGGCATTGACCGCTTTGATGGGCATTCCCCTGTGGTCAATTCTGGGTATTGTCGGCATCGTCTTAACTCTTATTTTTCGGCCAATTGATTAACTGATAATTGGCGGGTTAAAGAGCAGATAGCCAATATGCGCAAAGCTTTTCAATGCGGATTTTTCTCTGAATTTACAGTATTTAGCATTATCAGCGTTATTTTAGTGATCGCGGAACTTGGCGATAAAGTCAGCTAATCCTGGGCACAGCTGAGAAACAAATACCCTATCAAGACAAAAATTAATGCTAAGAGCCTGTTACAAACATCGTAAAACCTCTTCATCAGGGTGTAAATCAGACGTTCGTTTCAACAT